AAAATCCTCAACAATTGTTTGGTGTAATTCAGCCATACTTGCTTTTTGATCATTTATAAGTTGTAAAATATCATCTAATTCTTTTGCAGTCTTTTGAATTTCTTTATTCAATTCTTGTTGTTGTAATTGAGCACTGCGACGTTGGTAAATTTTATCAATATCCAATAATTTATCTCTAAGAACTTGAACTTGATCAGTTGTTAACTTCTTTGCATTATGATCATTTAATCCAAGTCGAATTGAATCCTGTAAATCTTGTTTTTCTTGATCATAAAGATTTTTTAAATCTTCAAGATTTTCTGCTTTGATTAATTGTATATCGGTAAATGCTGCTGTACGTTTAGATATAATGGAAATTTGATCCTGAATCCGTTCATATTCATATCGTTCTTGTTCTGCCTTTTTAGCATTTTCTTCTGCTTTACGTGATGCATCATTAAGAAGTCTAATACGTTCAGCAGTCAAATCTATAATCTCACGTGCATCATTTAATCTTTTAAAATTAATATCTTTAATAGTTTTATATTCATTATTTAAATCATTAATCTTTTGTTGATGTACAGAAGATAAAGTAGCCAAATCACGTTGAATATTTTTTTGTGCTTCTCTATCTTGCTTCTTTTTTGCATCAGCATATTTTTGTTCTAATTCTTGTCTCTTGATTGCATAATCAGTATCTTCTTTAGCAATCTTTTTATTTAGAGCACTACGATTTTTGGCATTATTTTTATTTTCTTTATCTGCATCGGATTGCACTTTCAATAAATCATGTTGTAATTTTTCTGCCATCTTACCTAATTTAGATACTTGATCAACATTTCCTTCCTCTGCATACTTTCGCATTTGAATAATAACATCTTTAATACGTTTTTGAATAGCAGCAAATTGTTGATCAACAGGTAAATTAACAATTTGTAAATCTAATAATTCATTATTTGTTGATTCAATAAGATCTTTAATCTCTTGATGGCCCCTTTCAGCACTACGGATAAAATCATTATATTGATTTTTAATTTTTGTTAATGCCTGTGAATAACTACTCGCAATATCTTTTGTTATTTCTTTTATTTCATTATCAAGATATTTATGATTTTTAATCTGTTCTTGAATATAATCTTCAAGGTTAGCAATTACATTTGCACTACCCTGTAATTCAAATTGTACTCTTTTATCAATAGAATCCTTTTGTATTTCTAATTCGCGCTTTGCAATATTTTTAACCTTACTAATATTTGCTATGCGTAATTCATTTTCTTTATTTATTGCATCTTCAAGATTATCGTAATATTGCTTATACATGCTGACATAAGCTGCAATAGCAGTCGTAATTAATGCAATGATAGTTACATATGGATGTATTGATGTCACACCTATACCAATTTTAAGTAATTTAGCTAAAGCAGGTATCAAAGAGGCTGTAATAGCTGCAGATACTGCATAAATAGCAGTTGTTAATGCAGGTAAGCCCACAGGACTAATTAATTCACCTATCCAAGCCAAAATTTCAGTAATAGGTTCGCCAATATCAGAAATAAATGTATTTTTTAATTTATTAATTTGAATTTGTAATCTTTTACCAGCACTCTCAAATATTAAAGTCTGAGCATTAGCATACTCTTGTTCAGCATTTTTCATCTGCTCAAGAGTATTTGTAAAAGTTTGAAGATTTTTACCTGTCAAACCTATCATACCACTCATACCACGGAGTTCTGTGAACATTTTTGCAATTTCAGCAGCACTCCCTTGACATTTTTCTTGTAAAATATCAAGAAGTCGAGTAAAACCAAATGTTTGAATAGCGGCTTCACCTGATTCTACACCAATACTCTTTAATAATTCTTTCATCCCAGCAGTAGGTTTCAGTAATTTTAATATAATACCACGCATTTGAGTCATAGCAGCATTAGGTGAAACGCCGCGTACAGTTAATGTAGCTAAAACAGCATTTAATTCTTCGACCTTAATACCAAGTTGTGATGCTTGAACAGCTACTGTCCCAATACTATTTGCAATATCCGAGGCACGTAATCTGCCTAACTTAATAGTCATAAAGAAATTTGACGCAATTCTGTTGGTATCCGCTGTTGTTAATCCATAAGCATTAAGTGCAGAAGATAAAAGATTAATAGCATCTGCTGAACTTGATACAGTGGTAGCTGCAAAAATGTTTGCATCAGCTAAAAATCGAAATGATTCAGCACCAGCTACAACTTGATTTGATATTGCTTGATAAGCTGCCTCTGTTTGATCTAGAATCGGTACACCAAAAGCATTTGATAATCTTAATAATCCATCAGACCATTGGCTAGTAGTCAATTGTGCTTGTTGTGATACTGTTTGAATTTCAGCAATACGTAAAGAAAATTCTCGTGCTGTTGCTATTGATGCAACCATACCTTGTACTAATTGAATAAATATACGACGTACAACTTGACCAACTAAAATACGACCAATACTTCGCCATGTTAATACAATATTTTGAGCTTCTTGTTTAGATTCTTCTTCTAATTTCTTCTGTTTTACAAGTTCTGCATTTGCTCTATCAATTTCACCTGTTACAGCCGCTTGTGCCGTTACAACTTTATAGATTTTAGTTTGTAAATCTTGCTCAATACCACCATAATAACCAAATTTGCCTGCATTAATATCTTGATACATACCCTGAACCTTAGAAATAAGTTCAGGATATTTAGTAAGAAAATCTTTTAAATTACCCAAAGCATTTGATACAGAATAAGATGCTTTAAGTGATGCCTGGCCCATTGGCACTTGTGAATAAATATTACTTAATATATTTTCTTTAATAGTGGCAAGACGATTATTTAAAGCAATACGTTCTTGCTCAAGTGCAATAATCTGTTTTTGATGAGTAATTTCAGCAATATGTTCTTGTGTAGATACCTGAGCCAATCTCTCTATAGCTAAAATCCTAGCTTTTTCGTCTTCTATTAGTGCTATCTTGCCACTTGCAATAAGTTCATCTTGTTTTACAGCATCCGTTCCTAATCTATTTTGAGCTTCAATAACTTTATAAATTTTAGACTGCAAATCACCAAAACTACCAGTGTATGCAGCAAAAATACCTTGACGTACATTACCCCATATTTCTTCAAATCTTGGTGCTAATTCTTGATTTTTTAATAAAAATTCTTGTAAATCTGCAATAGCTGATTTATAACCAAATAACTCTTTTGGAGAACCAGTTTTTAATGTTCCTGATTCCTGCATCCTACTCATTTGCTCACTAATAAGCATTTCCGAGTAGGATGGCCTAGTTAAATCTAATTTCTTTTGTCCTGTTAATGCTTCATTATATCTTTTAACAGCCTCAGTAGCTTTAGTCAATATATCTTTATGTAATATGGCTTTATCATTAACAATATCCAATACCGCAGTATGCTCACCTAATGCATCATTTAATTTAGAAACTGTTGCAGTATATGATTTTACACCATTTTCAATGGTCTCAGTAATTTTTACAATAGCATTTTGAGACTCTTCTAGACTATAATTCCAATTAATCCATCTTTCTATAGCATCATAGACAGAAGTAAAATCGGCTTTAGCTGTATAAAAATCACTCATTAGGTAATGCTTCCACATTCCACCATTTTCTAATCAATTCACCAAGATTATAATCATCAAAATGATCTTTAATATAAGCCACACAGGCTTGTAACCCTTTATCAAGACTATGCCAATCAAGACTATTACTATAATTACTAGATGCCTCATGCAAATAATGCTGATATACAACAATACTAAATTTAAGTGTCATAGTCCAATGACTTTCATCTCCAAAAGTAACTTCATATGCTTTTTGACCTAATCTTTCACCTGCCGCCTGTGAACGAATTCCATATGGCTTACTCGGACCATAACAATTATATTTAGGTCCATGACCACCAAACGTTATAATCCATTTTCGTAATCTTACTTCTGCCGCCAAAGGGCGAAATGATGCCACAGACATACCGGTGTCAATATTTTCTGCCATAGTATCCACTGCTGTCACAATAAAAGCCTTAATAGCATCACGCCACATACGTTTGAATCTATTATACATGGCAGTGGAAAGAGAGTTAGAGGTTCTAGCTCTCTTTCCACTTGCTCCTGCACTTCCCCAATTTTCTAGTGTAATCACTTAGGAATCTCTTCATTTTGACGTATTTGATCATAAGCAATTAATATTGCTTGACATTCTACATTATTATTGTCCCATTCATTTTTTATATCTGGCGGTAAGATGCCGAATCTCTCACAGGCTCGCCAAATAGAATATCTCTCTGTACGATATTTAGGCATTATGGTTTCTCTAACTTGGCCGCCTGACCAGCTAAAAAAGATTTCGTAGCCTCTTCAATCTTTTTATCATTTAAGCCATTAACAGTCATAATTGCTTCAATAATCTTATTCACTTCAACAGGTGCAAATCCAGCAGTTTTAAATTCTTCTAGATAATTTTCCCAAGTATCTGGATCATCCATTTTTACATTTTCGAATTCAAGATCAGGTGTAGCCTGTAACGATTTCAAAATCATCCAGTGTGTACGATAGGTAACATGTTTCATCAATGCTGTACGATATTCAGGATCTTCAACATTCATTTGTGTGATGCCACCTGGCAACAGTTTCTTAGGCGGCTCAGGTCGTGGTGCTAATTTGTCAAAATCATCATAATCTAGAATTGCTTGTACAGTAATTACGATATCACCACTTTGACGCGGCAATACGATTACCTCTGTTGCGCACCCTTTAAGTTGATGACCTTTGTACTTCATACCTTTTCACTCCGCCTTTAGTGATTATCCGGTGGATGGTACCATACCATCCACCGAATAGTCGTTATGATTTAGAGTGGACTTGGACTCGGACTGGGGCTTGTATTAGGTTCACGCAAGACGGTGGGTTCCACAGCATTGCACTTGCCGGTGCAAGCCACAGTACCTGCCTTAGTATCATGCGCTAACTTCTCGTAACGGAAGTCTGGGAAGGTTAAAGTTTCCTTATCACCTTCCGCAGTACAAATAGGTACATTAAGTAGAATCAAGTCCACACAGTAAGGGGCACATGGATCGGAATCCGTAGTCGCCCAATCTGCCGCTGGACCCTTACGCTTTAATGCATCTTCGACTGTAGGAATAGCACCAGAATCAGAACTACCGGTGATATAATCCCAGATGAAATCAAAACTGATGTCCATTGGGGCTTCATCACCATCTCGAACGGTATTTAATTTACCGCGATCAAGTTGGTAATCACGATTCTTTGTTTCATCATAAGTGAAGTTACCTTCACCAATGGTGACATCAATGTGATTTGGACTTGGCGTACTACCATCTTGAATCCTGAGAGTAACATTTTTCAGGTCAATTTGAGCGTATGCCAATTTCCAAATCCGACCAAGCAAGCCTTTCACACTAATCTCCTTTGACTGTGAGGAACATTTCATAGTGTCCCTCCACGATTGCTTGTTCCTGATTTGTACTCGGTCCAATCTGACCAAAATGTGCTGTCTGGAGTTTTTCACCTTGCCCCTGCAAAAGCTTTAAAGTCCCAATATAGGATTTGTCATCTAGGATGCCATCACCATATCTGTAGACTTCAATACATTTCGTAAAGGCTTTTTGAATAATTCCAGTCAGTCTCCTAATCCTGTACGCATCAGTTTTGGATTTCGCCATCATTACTAAGATGTTAATCTCAATATAACAACGCCAATAATCCTTACTGACTTCGGTACAGTCTGGGCCATCTTGACGTAGTTCAAAATGTTCAACTGCATCATTTTTAATGACCCGCGGTTGTCCCTCAATATACATTGGGATTGTGCTGTGCCTAGCATCAAAATGCTTGGCAACTGATGCCATAATCCACCGGGACATGTTTTCATCCATAGACATTAACTTGGACTCACACTAGGTTCAGGTTCCGGTTCAGGCAAGTCACCAGTCGTGGCTTTAACTGTTAACATGTATGAACTCAGTTCCTCAACATCTTGAAGATCAACAATATTATACTTCTTATTATTAAATACAATATAACAATTTAAATCAATAACAAAGTTTTTAATATCCCTACGATCAATAATAACAATTTCTGTATCCTTATCAAAGAGACCACCATACGTGAAATTTTTATTTGCGGCTATATATGATAAATCATACACAAAGGTTCGCATAGCTTTCACTGGAACATGAATAGCACGAATGATAATTCTTTTTTCTTCATTTTGAATAATTGCACCAGTCTCAATATTACAAACTGGTTCATCAGGTTTGTATATTGTGGCTAATAATCCATATTTACGCTTTAAAGCATAAATATTATTGCGATTTTGTCGTAACGTGTTCAATGGTAACCTTTTTAGTTTTATAATAATCCGTAATTAGTGTGCCAATTAAAGTAAGAAAAGCTGCTAAAATTACAAGAGCCACTGCCTGCCAACGATCCATTTTTCTTTCATTTCTTATTTTTTCTTCTTTATGAAATTCACGATGTTCTTTCATCATAGCATTAATACCACGAAGTGTCTCAACAATACCCGGTTTTTCACCATCACCTAAAACAAGATCATGAACAGTCTCAAGCTTGTTTTTATCTTCATCAGTGAATGTTGGCATTTAACATCCATTAGAAAAGCAGGGGCGGGAAATTAGTTCCCGCCCCTGTGGCGGGAGTGAGACAGACTTAACTGAACAACACACCACCAAGATTTGAGTCAAGCACCTTAACACCGGCTAAGATGTCAAGTGTCACACGAAGACCCTGTGCCTTGCCATCATAGGTCATGACAACACGCACAGAGATTCCGTTATGATTCGCATTTGACGCCTTAGCAGTACCGGCAGGTGGCAAAGCCAGCGGGCGGGTAACTAGGGCTAAAGCATTCCGATGGAACGCAAAGCCATAACTACCTTCCGGGCCTAAGCCAACCACATCCTTATCAGCGATTGCACCATCCAAAGGACGGTCAAGACGTAACTTCGTTGCACTGACACCTTCCAGTAATCCATAGATAACCGGAGTAGCAGCATCAGCGAAAGTACACAGTTGACCCTTCTTCGGAGCAGGACTCGGGCCACCACTAATGACAATGGCCTTCGGCCAAGCTTTGGCATAACCGGTCGGACTAACCGCCTGAGCCACGGCACCCATTGGACATGGATACAAATCGGCTGTATGCACAACAGCAAACCGCAGACCGGGCAGGAAGGTGACACTGGTAACTGGGCTACCAGTAACAGACACCACATACTGCGGAGTCATGTCACCAGCAACACGGAACCACTGACCAGCTTCCAGTGTCGGACTACCATTAACTGTCATTGTCGTAGTTCCAGCAGGATAACCAGCAGCATAATTCACAGCGCCACTGGCTGCAACCGATGAAACCACAGACGGACAATTTTGATCCATGAAGATGTTGAATCCGAGTTTGCG